GCCTGCCAGAGCAGCAGTGTTTGCGTCAATTTTGGCATCCTGTGCTGCCTGCCCCTGCGTGTAAGTTTGGGTAGTCACGAACCCCGACACATCCGGAATTTCGCTCTTATCCGCTTTATCCGCTTCCAGACGGGCAATGTCTCCCGCGTGCTCTTCCAGCTCCGTTTCCTGCGACGTCACGCACTGGCTGATAGTCTGGCCCGGGTGGGCAGTCTCCCAGTCACCAATATTGGCATTTGCCTTATCGGCTGCAGCCTGCGCGGTATTGATTTTTGCATCCTGTGCGGCCTGTCCTGCCGTGTAGGTCGTGGTATCGACTTTGTGGTTCGCGATATCTCGCACCTCTTCCACGTCAGCGGCGATTGCATCGCACCGCCCGTTCAGAGCAGCATTCGCTTCCGCGCGGGCCGCCTGCTCTTTCTTCATCTCCTGCGCAATGGTCGTGTCCGGGAAAACAGAGTCCCAGTCGGATGCATTGCTTTCAAGGCCGGTCAGCCTGGCCGCATGCTTTGCGATTTCTGCAGCATTGTCAGAAATGTTTTTCGCGTTGGCGCTGATATTGGTGTTCTGAATGACCTGTTCAGCCTTGATAGCGTCGATATCGGTCTTGTTGGTGGTGATACGGTTACTCAGGGCAGCATCCGCTTCCGCGCGGGCCTGTGCTTCGGCGGCGTCTGCTGCCTTATAGGCCGCGTCAAGCTCAGAAACGGCCTGCTTGCGTTCGGCGGTCTCCTGCGCAATGGCAGCAGCGTTTGCCTGCTCTGCGGCCTTTGCGCGGTCGATTTCGGCGTTCAGGCTGGCAGTCAGGTCAGCAACGTTGGATTCGACAGCGTCCAGACGTTCGCCCCATGCCGCCATATCCTTTTCCCACTGAATAACCTTCTCGTTCCAACCGTTGATAAGTTCGGTGAACCGCTCGTTGTCTTTCTGGAACTGCTCAACCAGCCGGGACAAGTCGGTGACGGTTTTCTTGAGGTCTGCGAACTGATAATTATAATCGGACGTCTTGACCCAGTATTTGGGCTGTCCTTCCGGGTACGGGGGCAGATGTGCCCCCTTCGGCACATAGCACTTAGAGGTGTAGCAGTCGCCGTTATGGACGACAATGGTCAACGGCTCATACTCCCGTTCGTCGTCCCACTCCACGGGGTCGGCAAAAATCGGGACATACCGCGCACCGATGTACATAGACGTGCCGCCTTTGAACGGGGGCGGGGGACACGGATGCGGGTGCGGCGGGCATCCGTGCGGATGGCAGCAGTCACCGCCCGGCGCATGAGGTGCGCACGAAATGGGGAAATCATTGCAATTGCAGTTTGCCATAATGAATTGCTCCTTTCTCAGTAGTAAACGACCAGATGCCCATATCCCGGTTTATCGGGGTCAAGCAGAGTATCAAAGTGCAGGAATTCCCAGCTTGCGGGGATATAGGCAACAAAATGCCCGTCATCGTCAAGGCCAAAGAACACAAACCGCACCATTTGATAAATGATATCGGTCATGTTGGTGTTGACCCACTCGATAAACGTATCTTTGGTGAAGTCGCCCGCTTTCAGCTTTGCAAAAAGCTGGCAAGTCGCTTCTTTCAGCTGCGCGGTCAGGGCATCCAGACCGTCAAGACGGGAATCCTGCCCGATATCATGCAGCCGCAAGGTTTCCGTGTTGCTCAACGCCTGCTTGAGTTGGTTCACCAGCCAATACAGGTCGTACTGGTAATGGTCACCGGGTGCAGCATACGGGGGCGACGTCTGAAAGATAAACGGGGTGCTGATATCGGGGTTCTTCGTTTCGTCAGCCATAAAGCTACTCCTTTCATAAAATTCCCCCGCTTGCGCGGGGGTCGGTCAGTTAGTGTTTGCCGTTCAGCTGCGCAAGCAGGGCGTCAGCCTTGAGCGCATTCTTGGTGAAAGAGTTATTCTTCCACCATGCAATCAGGGCGGCCACGATGGTAAAACCCGCCGTTACCAGCTGTTCCAGAGTTTCCGATTCGATGGGCAGGGGACTTTTGCCGCATGCGCTCAGAATCTGGTTGACGATAGCCAGAACAAGCACAAGGGTGCGTGCAATAGTACCAGCCGAAATGTGAAGATTATCCATAATTATTCTCCTTTCAGGTGTGCATGCTCTAAATCATCTATTCGATGATTTGCGACTTTGATTTGCTCTTCAATGACGGGGATTTTTTCAGCAAAGGAATTGTGTTTGCGGACTTCCCGTGTCAGCTCTTCAATCTTTACGTATGTGACGGCCTGTGATTTGCTGTTGGCAATCAGGACGCCCGCAAGGGTGACGATACCTGTAATAATGGCGGCAACAATCGTTTCCACTGTACCGCCCCCTTAATACACGTCCAAACAGAACTTTGCATGATAGTCATTGGCAATTGCCATGTACACGTCGAACAGAACGGTTTCGCGTTCAGCGTCAATCATCTGTTGGGTAGTGGTAACGCCAATGTTACCCTGTTTAATCCAGCCGTGATTGTACATGTCCGTTACCTTTTCTTTCCCCACCTCTTTAGCATCTTCGTGCCGGATATCGTGAGCCTTTGTTTTCGTATCGGTCGTGCCTTTGGTCGTGCCGTCCGTCTGGCTTCCGGTGGTCTGATCCTCATGCCCGCGGGTCTCTGTGTCGGACGTTCCGGTTGTTACAGTGGTCGAATTCGCGACGGTGGAAGATGTGCCGGTGAAGTCGGTAGTCTCTTTATGCTCCCCGTTTTCGGTGCTGTTAAAAGTCTCCTCTGCCACCGTGTGGGTCTGGTCGTCGGGCTGGTAGTCCGGGGCATTTTCGGGGCTGATATCCCGGGTCACAGTCTGGTCAAGGTTCTTTGTGCTTTCCGTGGTTTTTTTATCCGTGCCTGCGACGTCCGTCTTGTTAACGGTCGTGGTGGTGCTGGTGTCATCAGTCACCGACTTGCCCTCAGTCTCCGTGTGCCCTGTACCGGCTGTTTCGTCGTGCAGTTCCGTGCTTCCGGTTTCGTGATAGTCTCCGGTCGTCACCTGTCCCACGGTCTGCCCGCTCTTCCCACGGTTGATGGCGGTTCTGTCCTGCGTGGTATCGCGGTCAGTGGTTCGGACGTCGGTTGTTCTTTCCTGCACATCCGTGTTCCAGATGGGGTTGTACTTGAGCTGCGTCGTGCTATAGAGTTTTTCCCAGATGGGCATACTCTCTTGCACCCAGTAGCGAATAGCGTCCACCATCCAATAGGGGTCGGGCCGGTACAGAGGTGCGAGACCATGCTCCCGCATGATGATATGGATAGCAAGTTCCCTATCCATGCCAACGGGAACTCTGAAATCACGAAACAGACCTTCCGGGATATTGCACAGGAGCCTGCACGCCCGGTCGATGGCGTCACTGTTTTGGTTCGTGCTGTTCTGGTTCGTCATGCTCCCCCAGTACATCGGCATTATCTGCACCCCCTTCTCTCAGTTCGGGCGGTTCGTTGATTTCGATAGAAATCTGTGTTCCATACATATCATTGCACACTTTCACCGATTCGTCAAGAGAAATCTTCCAGACTTCCCGGCGATTGTACGTTTCAGCGTCCGCGCTTGCGCTCTCGTTTGTCACAAGCCGTTCTTTCTTATCGGGCTGCACCCGAATTCCCAGTTCCCTGTAAAAGTCCTGCAGCGTCTTGCGTCTCAGGTCGTACAGGTCAGGCAGGATAAAGTTTTTCGACAAGTCGCGGTCAAACTGCATGATAGGCAGCTGATACTGTGCATCGGCCTTGTTCATGACAGGTTTTTGCAACTGCCCGTTTACCACAATAGCAGGTTTGCCGTTTTCCAGTTGCTCGAAAATGGTTTCAAGGGTGCGACGGTCTTTGTCGTCTTTGGCGATGGCAGCATAGGCAAAGCGGCTGTTTACAACCGCCTGCCGAATGGAAACTTCTAACTGCTGCATTTCAACGGCGTATTTCTCAATGATATCCCAGACCCCGCGATAGTCGGGGGTCAGCTTGATAACAGCGCACTCTGTGCCGATTTCAAGCGGTCTGTCAAACTGGAAAAACGGGGTCTGCACCATCATGCCGCGCGGCTGGAACTGCAGCCCAAAACCGGTAGGAGCACCCGGCTGCACCACAAGGCCATAGGTTTTGGAGTTGAACACAACGGCATAGCCCATGCGCAACAGCTGATAAAGAAACGCGTCATAGTCCCAGCCGATTTGCCCGGGGCCTGCTTCGGGCAGACCATGGATTTTATAAAGTGCCCGCATACGCTGGAAAAACGACCTTTCCCAGTAGTTGAGCACGTCCGTACTCAGAGACGGGGGACGAAAACAACCGCATGCCTGCGTGTCATAGTTCCCCTGATAGCACTGATACATATAAGTCCTCTCACTTTCTCGCCGCTAAGGCGGCGCCGTTCGATTTGTGTTTAAGGTGTCCCTTGGGCGGCGGTCAGTATGCCGCCCACCCTACGGGACGGGTGCGCTAAAACGTGCCGCTGGCACGTTTCTTAACGCTTCACCTTCCTATTCAATAAATACTCCTCTGTCCATAGCGGCGTTAATATATGCGGTTTCGGATCCGGTCGCCATAGGTGCAGCAACGGAAAATCCGCGCGTCTTACAATACCCATTTGCCGGGGTCGCAACCCTCATGACGGGATAGCCATATAAACCTTGATACCCGGCATCGTCAATGGGTGGATAGTACAATAAAGTCAACTGCGCTTCCGTCGGGAGAAGTGTCTGGCTTGCGCCTGTGGTCATGCCGACGCACTGATTGATGGGCTGGATGCTCTGCTTGACGCCCTCTGCCCCAGAGGTCAGACCGGCAACCGCTCCAAACGGCCCCATTGTTGCGCCGACGCCCCCGCCAAACTGCAGCGCGGAACCGACGGCAGCAATAGATCCAGAAACCGCTTTCACGGGGTCAATGTTGGAAGTGCCGATGCCGTACACGCTGGAAATGTTCGTGGAACCAACATAACAGCAATAACTTCCAGCGGTTACTTTAATCGAAACACTGCCGTCCAAATAGGTCATGCACCAGTCAACACCAACCGTTGCGGCGTTGTTACACTGGTCAACGGGAATGCCAACCACGCCCACCATAGGGATGTACAACTGAATCTGGCAATTCAGACGTTTCCAGTCTGCGGCAGGCCACGGAATCGCAATGTCCGTATGCACAGAAAGATTATCGTCTTTCGTGACAACTCGACCAAACACACCCGTGTTGAACTGCCCTAACGTTATTTCCTTACCGCGTCCGGCTCCCCCCTGTGCTATGGGCAACCAGATACAAGAGCGAATGCAACTTGTTGCGGTATCACCAAACACGAGCTTGTTCATGAACTCAGGCAGAGCCAGTTCCCACCGGACAAAGGCTTTTGTGGTCGCTTCCCACGTCATAGAAACGGCAGTCAATAAAGATTCTAATTGCGTTTGGTCTATCTTGTAAGATAACAGGCCGTTTTTACCAACAGCAGACAAAATATAAATACCGTTAGTATCGCCCAGTTTACCATCCGTAATATCTGCCGTGATAGTTGCAACAGTTGGTTTCCTTGCAACCGCCTGCCGGGAATCCTGCAAACGATATTGTACGCCGCTGGCATCGGTGTTAAAGCCGTACTCAATAAACGCTTTTGTTTTCTTGATATCGTCCGCGAACGTCGCCAATACATCAATCGTGCAAGAAAATTGCCAATTGTTGGCGTTCAACGCGGTAATATCTTCAATCCAGTAATAAGCGTGGGTTTCTTCGATGTAACAATAGTTGTACTGCGGGGAAATGTTCAGGCTGTTTAACCGCACATAAAACACAGGTGTTTCCATGCTGCAGGCCCGTTTCATATAAAATGGAAACTCGTCAGGCAGCGCGGACAACTCAATGCGCTTTGTGCTGTTGACCCTTTTAGAGACCTTGCCCAAATGCGCATGATACCCGTGTTCAATACCTTCGTTATGGTCTGCCATATAATAACCTCACTTTCCTTTAAAATAAAACAGGGGCGGCGGTGCGCCGCCCCTGTACATTCAGTTTGTAGGGGTTATAATAGAACCTTTTACAGTTCGTCGGACATGAACATCAGGATGGCGTTCTGCGTCGGGTTCTGCGTATAGTTCATCTTCCAATGATGCTCCGTGTTGTAGTATTCACCGGAAATGTTGAACGGGGTAGTGTACACGCTATCCTGATAGTAGGTAGTCGCCATGGCCTTGCGGTCGTACAGCAGGCCCACGACATAGGACAACTCGACCGCACCACCCGTCACCTGTCTGCCGGTGTTCACGTCGAACTGCGACGGGATGCAGGAAATGGCGGGTTTGTCGTTGATGTTCTGCCAGAAATCGACACCCTCATAATTGCCGAAACTCAGATAGCCGGGGCCAAAGATGGCAGGATAGATCCAGCTCCGCGCGTCGTTGATAAGGGGCTGATACAGCAGCAGCTTCTGTTCGCTCTTCGGGGTGTGCCGCAACAGATGCAGCGTGTTGCCGCCGTCGTCGGTACATACGGGGGTCTGGTGGTACAGCACGCTGCTGTTCTCCATCAGGCTGCTGGTAGTTTCCAGCCACGACACAAAGAACGACAGGAATTCCTGCAGGTGGGTGGTCAGCAGCTCTTTGGTGGTGTAGGTCGTACTGCGGGCCGCGTTGAAAGCCTTGGTCAGGTTCACATGACATTCAGGGCGGTCAGAGTTGTACAACGCACCAATGAAATTGATGACCTGCGCCCGGTTCTCTGCGGTTTTCCAGCGGGCAATATCGTTTGCGATTTCGGTAGTCATTGCCGCTAAGAACGCGCTGAACTCGCTTTCGTTGGTGAATGCGGTCTTGAGCTGGTTCCGGAACGTGGTGTAACGCTGGTTCAGAACCTTCTGCCCACCGTAGAACATCTCAAGCGGATAGCGCTTTTTGATTTTGTACATATCCACGCTGTTACCGTCCACCAGAATATCGTTGTTCTGCGCGGTGTTGATAAACTTAGACTCGTCGAAATCACCAGAGAAGAAAGCGATTTCGCGGACGAACAGGCCCCATTCCTGCCGGTCGGTCTCGATGCTGGTAAACCGGCCCGCATAGGAGCGGCTGGAAATGACCGTGTGCGCAATCATATTAGAAAGCGCCTGCAGGGTTCCTTCCAGGCTCTGGTCAAGACACATCTGTCCAACCTGAATGAAACTCGCCGTGTTGACGGCCTGAATGGTTGCAGTCTGTCCGGTCACTTCCTTAACCAGCGCGTTGGCAATGGTATAGATATCGGTCGGACGGAACACGCTCATGCCTTTCAGTTCAGGCATGTTAGTGCGGGATTTTGCCATTGGTTAGCTCCTTTCTGCCGTCACTTCATGGCGTTAAAGTCGGGACTTGCAGGCGCTTCAGCAGGCTGCACCAGCCCCAGAATGATATCTTCCACGCTGGTAACGGGGGCAGGCTCGCCCACCGTGCCAGCGGTCGGAACGCTCTTAGCGTTGATGGCGGCGGTCAGGTCAGCAATCTGCTGTGCCATTGCCGCCATGGGGTCCGGGGCAACGGGCTGCTGTGCTGCAGGAGCGGCAGCGGGGGCCGCGCTCTGTGCCGGGGCCGTGATGGGCTGGCCCTGCTGTGCGCGTTCCAAAGAAAGCATCTGCTGCACCTGCTGTGCCGTGAAACCCATTTTGCCCAAAGCCAGAATATCGTTGATGGTCATGTGAATCATCCTTTCCACCGGCTCGAGCCGGTTCTTACATCGACGTGCGTGAAAGTCTTGTAAATGCCAACGCCGCCACTGCTCCCTAAAAAGCTTTCAGCGATTGCGGCGACTTCGGCGGGGGTCTTTGTGCGGGCCGGTTGGCGGTTTTTGTCGTAGTGTCCTACCCAGATATCAGCAGCCAGCCCATAAAGATGCTTGCTGCGGGGTGCGCTGCCTTTCTGCTGCCGGTTCCAGCTTGCTGTGCGGAACCCGCTGTTGATGTGCACCGCGTCCCCGCACACCTTGCGGATGTTTTCAAGCAGTTCCACAAGACGGGAATCAACTGCCACAAAATCCTGTCCATCCTTGCACTGAAATTCGGAAAGCCTAAAATGCTCAGACAGCCGAACATTGCCGTCAACACTCATGTAATATACCTTTACCATGAATTCACCCCCTTTCTGTTCCAACGCCTATGACACGATGTGCGCACATACGCCCGCACCCGGTTTAATTAGCGGGGGTCATAGGCATTGGAACGCGGGGGCATGGAAAAGGAAAAGCCAGCCGCGCACCCTTCCGGGGTGTTCCTTTTGTGCGGCTCCCCCGCTCTTTCATGATACACCCGTTAATCCTTAATGTCAAGATAGTTCCGGGTCTTGAGCAGCGCGGGGACAGACGAAAAATCGACTTGTCCTAAGCATATCATAGGCCGCAATTCAGGGTGCACGGCCTGCAGCTGCGTTGCAGCCTGCGGGCTGCTCCCGTAGTGCTCCCGTCCACTATGGGGGCTTTCACAGATATAGTAGTGCAGTTCGTCCATCTGGTATGCGTACAGCCCAGCGAATGCGAACAAGGGGGACATCCCTTTTAAACTACGGGGGCGCACGTTTTCAAGGTTATTATATACGAACTGATTTTCCATTGCCATTTTGTAAAAGTCGCCTTTTCCCGCCAAGTGTTTCATCAGGGCGGTTTGCTTGCGACGGTCGCTGATACGGTCACTGTGAGGCATTGCAATAAAAACACCCGTGTCCGTCATGCACCATTCTTTCCCGCTCCTTGACATTTTCGCCACAAGGTCTGTGCATCCCAGCTGTTCCAGAATCGGGCTTGAGATGTCAAATGCGTTTGCAAGCAGCCACATGCGCAAAGGCGGCTTTCCTTCCAGCTCTCTGTTTCCGCACACTGTCACATATGCGTTCAAAAGCGCTTCCCCCTCTGCCTTGCGTTTTGCAATTATCCGCTCAGGGATAAATTCATCAAACACAAGGTCGGAAAACACGCTTCCATTAAAGCCGCGAACTCCTGCAATGGATGGCAGCGCCATGCCAACGGCACGCTTGTTGCCGATGTGCCATTTCTTGCGCCCGTCTTTGTCCCCTTCGTCCGTATATTCGATATCGCCGATGGCATAAGAAATTTTCCCGGCTTTCAGAATGCCGATATCATAACCCACGGACTGCAGAGCGTTGAACGGGTTCAAGTCCGGGTCAGCGGCGACGGCCTGCAATTCGTTCACTGTGCGACGCATGTACAGAAAATACTTGTTTTCGTCAAGCATATATTTCAGTGTTCCGAACGTTTTACCAACTTGACGTTTACCGATAATAATATTGCACCAGCAACCTAAAGCGGCGACAGCCGGGATATTCACCCAGCCGTCGCCGGTATACAGGTCAAGCGCAATATCTTTGTTGCGCCTGCTCATAATTTACACCTTGGTAATGCTGCCAGTCTCAAGGCAACTCAGCACAGCCTTGATAATGGCATCATTTGCACCCTTGTCCAGATAAATGCGGTAATTATCATACCACATGCCGTCCCGGCCCTTGGTCTGGCCTGCTGCCACAAAGTCTCCCTTGTCGCTGGAAATGGCCCTCATGCTGTAGAGGTCAACACAACCAAAGCGCAAGTTGAACACCAGAACCTTATCGGACATCTGCCGGGCACGGGACACAGACGCCCCCGCCGCTCTCAGTTCTTCCACGGTCACTTTGGGTTTGACCACTTCCGGGGCTGCATCGTTCTTGCGATTGTTTACTGCGAATGCCATAATAAATCTCCTTTTTTCTGTCAGTGATGTTCCATGTGGAACAAATTACTTTGCGGTATTGGCGGCGATAGTGCAGCCAGCTTGTTATTGATATCCTACATAAATTCACCCCTTTCAGAACATCCAGCGAATAAGGAAAAGCCTGCCGTGCCGCTTCCACCAGCGCGGAACGGGGCAGCGGCTGCTGTGCGCCCAGATTCTGCATGTTGGTATTTATTATGACCCCGCTCACGCGGGGTATCGGCTTGCTTTGTCAATCTACCTTTTGAACTTCGGTTATCTCGTATATGTTCAGCCCGTCTCCGGTCTCTTCAACCAGTCGTTGCACTGCTGCATTTCGTGCGTCTACGGGGTCTTTTGCGTTGACTTCATAACAATCATGAAATTTCTCTTCATTGTTGTAAACGTATACTCTATACTTTTTTCATGGTTTTGTCCTTTCTGTCCGTCGGTATTGGTTTGTTCCTTTCTGTGATTATATAATACCACATTTTTTCCGTCTTGATGTTTAACAAACTATGAACAATTTGTGAAAATCTGCATCGTGAAAGCAATAATTTTTCCTTCTTCATCTCGTAGTACCCACACCTCAGCAGTTCCCCCTTTATTGCTATATCCTTTTAAATACTCCAAACTCATGCTAACACCTCACATTCCATTAAAAGACTGCGTTCATCTGATACCCGGTATTCACGGTCAGTCATGACAACCCACGACGCGGAAACCGTGGATTTTGCAAAGTCCGTTCGTTGCCGTATGGGTTCGTCGTGGTATGACAGACATTGACCGCCTGCGGGGGATATCAACAGACCGTCCCGCAAGTTGTCAATGCTGCCATCAAGAGCCTTTACACCGGCTTTCTTGTTTACTCCTGCAATCGTGCTTTCAATTGTTCCGTCGGCATCGACACAAGCATAGCATTTTGCGTGCAGGAACCGGAAAGCCTGCATTCCGTACCGGTCGCGCGGGTGTTCGTCCTCTGCGACACCAATATAGACTTTACTGCCGTCTTTCTTCTCAACCACGCAATCACGCTGCACACATTGCGCACGAATGACGGCGTTGTAGTCATCGATGGCCGGCTGTTTCTCCCCCTCAAACTTGCAAGAATCCGTGTCCCAATAAATAACCCGCTCCCAGCCAACGCGTTTCAGCATATCCCACAGCTTGAGACGGGAAAGTGAAGCAGTCCACAAACCCCACAAAAAGGGAAATTTCTTTTCTTGTGATTTCTGAATTTCGGCGTCGTCTTTACTCTGCAAGTTCATTATCCAGCTTTTGTGCGTGCACTCCAACGTGTCAGGGTCGCACCCGTATTCATCACGCACCGTTTTCTGTGCACATGCACCGAAAATGGTATTAACGCAAATTTTTGCAAAAGCATAATCCGGACTGCCTTTTTCCGATTCTTTTACGCGGAACTTTTCGTAAATCGTTTTGCGGAAAGAATCAGGCAGATAATCCAGCCGAAACGCCACACTTTCAGCTGCAACTATTTTATCATAGGTATACCCATCAACAAACCGCTGGTAGTCGTTTGAATCACAATACCAGAAAAGAGCATCGGCTCCCAGCACTCGCCCGTTATCCAATTCATCAAGGCCCGATACATCGGGGCATTTGCTGAAAGATATGCAGGGGTCAGGGCATTCAGGCTTGCACCTGGGGTTGATGATACAGAGTTTTGCTATCCAGCCATACCCTGCCTTGTTAAATTTCTGTAAATCCTCTTCCGGCAAATCAGCGGGCAGCGTTACAGGCGCACCCGATGGAAATTTCCACAACAATTGCTGCGACGGGTGCGCACTCTTGAAGTCGTAGGAGTTACAATTGGTATAGGTGCGCCCGGCACGCCAACGCGTACCGTGGGTGTCACCGCCTGCCATGCAGTGATATGCAAGCGCCATCTGTTCGCGGTCAAGCTGCAGCGCTTTGATAGCTGCCATGCATCGCCGGTCGGGCATTATTTCTTTGCGCACTGCTTCAATGACCATTCCTGTATTGGTGTATGGAATTGTGGCCTGATTGTACCCGTGTTCGGCTTTCAGGCGTTCAATTGCTTCGTACAGGCCCAATACATCATTGACACAATACGCAAATTCCGTATCTGTCAACGGCGTGTCAGGAGTACGATATACCGTGTAATCAAGGTCGCCTGCAAGTTTTGCGTGCTGGCAACCTTCGGTTGCTCTGGCAAGGCTCTTTTGGAACAGCTTGAAACTATCCCGAAACTCAACACCGTTATCAAAGCGCAAATACAAGGGCTTGCGGCTCTTCGTGTACAAGCTATCAGCCAGCCCCCAACGAGCCGTTAACAGCTGCATAATATATTGATGCTCATAACCCAGATTGTGCACATACAGAACAAGCCGGTTCTTCTCATTAACGCCCCATTTATCCACCAGAGTTTCCAGCATTTCGGCCCAGTCCTCAAAATACCTTGGAACAATGACCACGCCACCAATACAGGTTTGCCAGCTATATGCAAAGCCGTCTGTGTCGGTATTGGTGGTTTCAATGTCAAATGTTGCTGTTATGTCAAGATAACTGGACATATATTTACGCCCTTTGGTACGCTTGACTTTTTGCGGACACACAAGGCGCGGCAGATATTCAGCTAAACACTCGCTAACAAGCACGCCCTGTGATTCTCGCATTTACGTGATTCTCCTTATATAGTCTAGCAGCGCTTGACCTTTGGTCATTTGGTCGTCCCGGTCTGCCGTTATGATATCTTCCAGCACATCCGAATTATTGCCGGTAATGGAATCATAAATTATGTCACTGTCGAAAAGTTTTTCTGCAGCTTTGGTGAAAAACTTCTGAACAGCCATGTCCCATTGTTCTTGAGTTCCCTTAAACCCGCGCTGCACGGCGGTCTGATAGCGTGCATCTCTGATAGCTCGCACGCCGGTGACGGTGCTACTTTTCATCGTCATAAATTCGCGCAACTGCAAATACTGTTGCTTTAGCGTCGTTCTTTCAGCGCTCTCTTTGGGCCGCTCATTAAAGCGGGGCTTGATTTTGCCCTGCATTTGACTTTCTGCGTACTTGTACGCACCAGTCTTTGCCGTGTTAATAACGTCGCTCTTTTCCAGAGCGCGTAAACGTTGGTTTGCCGCTTTTGCGGCCTTGCGTATGACCTTCACAAGCTCCGCGTTTGTAAGCTGGTTCGGGTCTGTAGCATTGGGGCTATAATAGCTCCACGTCTGCGGGGCGTATTTCGGAAGATGCTTAGCGCTTCTTGCCATGATTGTTATGTCTCCTTTCAAAGTCTCTATCTGCCAGCCAATAACCGATTGCCTGCAGCAGTAAATCTAAAGGAATCGCAACAACTATGGAAAACAGCAAACAAAGGCATCCGTAAAGAAGCATCAAAACAATGTCATGTGCGATTGCCATATTCATTACTTAAACACCTCAATTCTAAACCCGTCCGTTGTTTCCGTCAACACGCAATCTGCAACCCCCGCAAGGCATATGCGGATGCAATCATAAAACTTGCGGATTTCCCGGGGGTCTACATAAACACAACTTCCCGCGCTCCACGAACCTTTATTGCTATGATAGACGTACATGTGGCATACTTTAAATGTCGCATTATTTCTTGTGGTCATACTTCTTATATCTCCCTTCCTGATGCTGCCGACGTCTCAACTCATTGCGGTATTCAACAAAACCCTTATCCGTCGCATACGCGGTCAAGACGTCGTGCTTTTCATCGTATCGGGCCGAACGGATTTTAATATTCTGCCCGACATCGCCCAAATGACTAAAATAATCGTTCATGATTTCACAACCGCCCCACAGCACACGGCAGCGGGTCAAATGGTCAGATGCGCCCAAAGTAAACTTGTGATAGTCTTTCAACGTCATACGATTTTCACCTCTTCTGTGTCACCGGTTTTAATATTGCGGCGCTTGTACCCGACGCGCCAACCAAAGCCGTTATGCGATTTCAGAAACATCCAGTATTCATAACGTCCGTATATTACATGATTTTCTTCGTTCAGAAAACGGATGTATTCAACTGGCAGTTTAATTATTTTCATCTTGTACACGCTCCTTTCTATACTTATTATAGCACAAATAGCGGCCGGATATGTTAACAAACTATGAACACTTACATCATTGCTTTACTGTCCTAAAGTGAGCGCTTTACTGCAGTGAAGTCCGGAACCGATTTTGGCGCGTTCGGCATTGTGCACAAAAATAAATGAAATATTGGGGGAAATTTCGGCGCGCTTTAGCACTTTAAAGT